TTTCCCTACTTTCTGTACTGTTATGGATAAGGCTCCGGCAAAGCATATGCTGGAGTGGCATCAGCATTTAGTGACTGGCGAGAGCAATAGATACTTAATAGACATTGCTGGGCCTAATCTTGATATCCTTGCACCTCGAGGTAGTGCAAAGTCCACGGTGCTCAACATGTTCACCGCCTGGATCATTGGGCGGCATACGACAGCTGGTCTGCCTCTACAGATTATCTACTGTTCCTACAACATCGCGACGGCAATCCCCAAGAGTCGAATCATCAAACAAATTATCGACTCGTCTTCTTATAAAAAGATTTTTCCGAAAGTCCAGCTCCGCTCTGGTATGCAGTCGGACATCGGCTGGAGTATTGACTTTGACTACGCAGGGATCAGCCGTGTGGGCGACGAAGAATTTACCCTTCGTGCTGCTGGGCTGAGAGGTTCGATTACGTCTAAGCGTGCCCACCTTGTGATCGTCGATGACCCTATTAAGTCGAGCACCGACATCAAGAACCCAACCATTAGGGAGGAGATGAACAACAACTGGAGTTCAGTTATCGCTCCCATTATTTTTGAAGGAGGGAGAGCTATCTGTCTTGGGACTCGATTCCACCCACTTGATATCCACAAGACGATGTTCGTGCCTCAGAAGGGGTGGAAGCAGGTAACGCAAGAGGCTTTAACTTACGACGATAAAGGTGACCCCGAGAGTTATTGGCCGGAACAGTGGAGTGTTGACTATCTACAAGGACAGAAAGAACTCGATCCAGTTGCTTTTGCCTTCCAGTATCAGCAACAGCCGGTGATGACTTCCGACTTGGTCTTGTCTCCGGATCTTCTGATTAAAGGTGACGTCGTTACCGAGTTCGATAGTCTCGCCGTAGGTATTGATCTTTCGGCTAGTAAGAACGAAACGTCGGACTATACCGCTTTTGTCCTAGCCGGTCGTCTCAAAGACAAGTACTACGTTATCGATGCTCACCAGGTTAGATCGATCGGAAACCTGGAAAAAATCGATCTACTCTGCAAAATGCTCGTCGAGTGGGGAATCCTACAGGAAAACAGTGAGGGCGAATACTTCCCCACGTACTCCACATGCACTCTTGTTGTCGAATCAGTTGCTTATCAAGCTTCTTTAGCGGCGGACTTGAGGCGGATTTTATTGAGTGAGAGAGGTTTGGGGAACATTCATATCCACGAAGCGAAGGGTTTCCGTGGCGATAAGATCGCTCGCTTCAGAGGTACCCTTGGCTTATTAGAAAATAAAAAGGTGACGTTTAATCGTTTCCGTAAGTTTGATGCTCTCTTCGATCAGTTAATAAATATCGGTGCGACCTCCCACGATGACCTACTCGATGCGTATACCTGGGTAATTACCTATCTGCAGCGTCGCGGTAATTTCGAGATGGAGTATTGATAATGGATATTTCCTCCTGCTCTAACGCACTGCTGTACTCTTCTAAGTACTTTATAGCCATTACAGCCCATAACCCTTTAAATCGTTTTGATCCTCTTCTCGCGGTTCTTCGTGGGTACGGGGAGCTTCCCGGTCGAAAGGAGGTCTTTATTTTTATTGATTATGAGCACCGTGAAGACGAGGGTCCCCTTCTTGAGCTCTTAGAAGCAAACGTGAAGGGTCTAAGTTTAAACGTTATTATAGCTCCGGAAGTATACACTGGTTTTTATCTTACATGGAGTCATAAGGATCTTCTTAAAAAAGCTGTAGAGGCTAGAGCGTATGACTTCTATATTTATAGTGAGAACGATATGCTTTTATCTAGCGAGAACTTTGTTTATTGGTACAACTGGAAAGACCGTTTGAAGAGTCTGAACCTGGAGCCTGGTTTCTGTCGGTTTGAGCGGTTCGAGGATAAGTTCGTACCTTTCGATAACCATTGGAAGTGGAATTTAAGTAAGCCCACTCCCAGTGTTTGGGGCGACCGTCCCTTCGAGGTCAAAACCTACTTAACGCCTGGGTCTGAATTTATAGGTTTCGCGTCTCTCGGAAATCCGTATACCGGAATGATGATTCTTGACCAACAGATGGCTGAAGAGTACATAAAGTCAGATAGTTGCGATCCCACTAAAAGCTTTTCTTTAACTAAGCACAGGTGCTGGCCAATTGCCGATCGGAGCACGATGGGGACAATTTTTGAGAACCTCGCGCCTAAGCAGGAGCATCGACGGGTCGTGCCTCTAGTTCGATGCGAAGGTCGTGTGCAGATCGCCCCCTGCGGTCTGGTCGAGCATTTAGACAACAAGTACAGCAAAGAGCTCAGCGCAAAAGGCGAAATTTTGCTAGATATTTCTGAGTTTCTTGCAGTCTGATGCTTTTTGAGGAAGACCGTTTTATCTTTAACGAGATTGATGACCTAACGCCACGCAAGACAATGTCGTTTGACGATAATGTGAACCACCCTATGCACTACACGCAGGGCAGTATTGAGTGCATTGATGCTATGGAAGCCGCCTTAGGTAAGGAAGGCTTACGCGCTTACTGTAAGGGAGCCTGTTTGAAATACCTTTGGCGTACAGACTTTAAAAATGGTGTTGAGGATCTCAAGAAATGCGCGTGGTATCTCCAGAAATTAATCGAAATTTCTGAGGAGGAGAGTTAAACTTAAATTGGAGCTCTTTTACTATGGATATTCGCGCTTTTGGTTCTGTCTTTGGGCAGACTTCTGTGCTCCCTTACGGAAGCGGAATTTCTTGGCAACCGTCTGATGGCGAAGTCCGTTTCCCGACCTGCCGTGGTGTCTACCTGAACGCCACCTCCAGCAGCACAGTTTATCTGGAACTCTCTGACGGTCCCGGTCAGTATGTTCAGTTCTCGGCCACCGCGCCGTCTCTGGTTAACTTGGCTTGCACAGCCATTAGTGGTGGCACCGTTAGTTCCGCAGCTGTACTGTTCTAATGAACCCCTATCTGAATGCCGCTACTGACTTCTCTCAGGCGTACCGTAAACAGATTGATGCGTCTGAGCGGCAACGACGTGCGGATATGTACTCCGATGAGGCGTTTGCGGACTCGGAGGAGCAGGAGGCGTACAGCCTTATCGGTGAGCCGACGCCTCAAGCGCCGATTCCTCCTACTGAGTATTCTGACGGTGTACCCAATGGTACTCCTGTCGATATGGGTGATGACCGTGGAAATGTTTTGGCACGGGCTAAGCGTCGGGTTGCCGAATACATAAAATCACGAGAGTGAGTTAATATGCTGCCAGAGTCTTCTGGTTCGCATGCTCATAGATTGTTTTCCTTACTTCAACGAACGCGAGATTCTTGAGCTGCGTATCCGCACGCTTGAGGATCACGTCGACGGGTTTTTGATCACAGACGCCAACCGTACTCATAGAGGCGAAGATAAGGAATTCACTTGCTTAGAGACCATTCGGGAACTCGGTCTTCCTGAGGAAAAAATTCAGGTTCTTCACGTGGAGCTCCCCACCATCGAGGAAGCCCCTGATCCCTGGATCCGCGAACGTGGTCAGCGCGATGCTTTGGGAGTCGGGCTGCATATGATGCCTGACGACACAGTCTTTATTTGTTCTGACTGCGACGAGATTGCTAACCCAGAGAAGTTTCAAGAGCTTCTAGAGGTTGTCGAGGAGGAGAAAGAGAATGTTGTGCGATTAAGTATGTCTATGCATTACGGACGTGCCGATCGTCAGCTTGTTTCTCCTGAGGGTGAGCTTTTTGATTGGCGTTGCGGGGTCGTCAGCACCGTGGGCAAGCTCAAGGATTTCGGAACTTTGTCCTCCATGCGTACCACGCAGGCAAACAGGTACTTCGGGGATCGTGACGCTGGTTGGCATTTCTCTTGGATGGGCGATTCCGACAAGCGGAAGCTGAAGCTAAGGTCGATCGCCGAGTATTACATCTGGGATCGCCCTGAGGTTCAGAAGCTGTGTGACGAGTTCGAACCCGAAGAAGGCAACACCGATATGCTCGGTCGGGAAGATCATTTACTGACTTCGTACCCTGTTGAAAATCTCCCGAAAGAACTGGTTAAACTGGAGAGAGTAAAGAATTATCTGTTGCCCGATGTCCGATAAAATGCCATCTGAAGTCTTAGCGCGTTTTAAGGAAAAGCAGGAAGAGACTAAGGCTCCCAGCGGCGAAGAGCTGCGTGGTAATTCTGAGAAACGCATGCGTGCTCGGGATAAATCCCGTAAGCACAAAGAGATGAAGTCCTCTAAGTAATTTTATTTCGGGTTTTTAGCCCGCAGCAGTGAATGCCTTCCGCCTCGACCGAAAGCAGAAATAGGTTCAACGAGATTCTGGAAGCTTCGCGCACTCAGGATCGGAGCAGCCAATCGGCAACGATGGTTGTGCTGAGCCACTTGCAGCAGATGACTCTTCTCATGATGAAGAAGGGTCTGACGTTTTATTGTGACCAAGACACTTATAGAAGTCGTACACGCTTTTTAGAGGACGTT